GGGTGGGAACATGAAGATTCTGAAGCGATAATGGATGAAAATAAAACTAGATTAGTATTCAGATATGGGGATTCATTAGACTCGGTATCTGATAAACTATATGAGAGAGACCTAGTGTTAGAGTACGATAAAGTAATTGATATTGTAGAACAAGATGAAGAATAATAAAAAATATAATGACTTAATCTCTGAGGGTTTTTCAAGTAAGACTTTATCATCTTTAACTGAAAAACAGATTGGTATTCTACATAGTAGAATATTTTCAGAGGCAACATATAAAGTACCAGCAGAAAAGTTGGATACAATTAAAGATAAGGTAAGTGATACCGACACTGTTGAGGTTACTGAAGAAGACGAAGAAGTTGTAGAAACTGAATTAGAGGAGGACGATAACTACCAAAAACCATTATCACCTGATAAAGGTTGGGTACAGGATACTCACTCTAAGAATGTTTCTGATAACAGATTGGACAAGGCTGACGGTACTATGAACTCTGTTAAGTTCGTAGAAAAAGGTGGTCAAGCAAAAGAAGTTTCAAAATTAGGACACACAGGATTCGCACAACCAGGTGAGAAAGTAAACATTGGTGGTAAGAAGTCAGGTTCTAAATCTACATCAGGCTCTTCTATGTCTGAGTCAAAAACGACTAAAAAAGAATTAATTGATTTTATAAATGAAATGGTAAAAAGCCCTACCTTAGCAACTAAGAGTAAAACGGATAAACTACCTGAATTTATGGAATTTGACATTTTTAGCGGTAAAGCAAGTGAATTAACATCTAACTCACCTGTTGAAACACCGGTTAAACCAACGACAAAACCTGGAACTAAGCCAGGTAAACCAATCATTAAACCTAAGCATTCTCCAAAACCAAAAGCACAAATGGAGGAGATGGATACTGAGCTTGAGGAGAATGGTAGAACATTTGCTGGTGGTGATGAGACAAAAGGTGGATTACCAAAGAAGAGAGGGTCAAAACACCCTAAAATGAAAAAATAAAGTATGAAGGATAATAGATTTATATCGAAAAGCAGTATCTTAGCTGAGATTAAAAAAAACTTAGAAGAGATGCCAATGAAATTTGACGGGACTCAAAGACCCGACCCTTCAATAGAAAAGACTTTAGCAGATAAGGACAGTCCATTATCAGATAACCCATCACTTGACGTAGATGTTGATAAGGATGGTGTTCCTGATACATTTGAGGAACTACTTGCATCTGAAAGATATCAACAAGTTGTAGATAAGTTCAAAGAAGCCACAGGTTACCAAGGAGATGTTGGTACAGGAATGGGAGGTGTAATGCAATTGATGCCTATGATTGGTCAGTCATTTATGCAGGTTCAACAAACTGAATCAAGATTTAAATCACAGTTAGAAGATTTAGCTATTAAATTAGTTATAGACGAAGAAGGGTTAACTGAGTTTGCACCGGGAGAATACGGTATCAAATCACATCCTGAGAAAAGATTTAAATTAGATGCGAAAATAGTGGGTATGGGTCAAGTAAAACAAGATGATTTTACACAGACACCACAAGAACCGACAGAAGAAACGTTTGAATTTGAGGAACAAGCGTTTGAGACTTTTGAAGACCTTAAGTTAGAAAGAGCGAAAAGACGTTTCATTAATGCAATCATGCAAGGTTCATCTAAGAGAGGTCATTATATGTATGCATTAGTTCAGAGAGAACTTAGAGAACTAACAGGTTCAGACAACCTATTCAACCAATATGGTATTATGATGACGGCTAACGATATGTTGTATTGGCAAGTTCCATCATCAATGATGTTACCTGGTGGTGCACCTGGTGGGGGAGAAGCACCTGTTGGTGGTAGAGAAGAAGTGGATATGGAAACAGACCCACCAACAATTAAAGCAACGGCAATTTCATTCCCTATTCTTTTACATGAATTAATTAAAGGAATTAAAGAGTATCTTGGGGCATATTCAATGGATGACTTATCACCTGAACAAGCTGAGAAAGTTACAGAGTTAGAAGATACTTTAGATAAAGAAATTTGGGACTTACGTTTAGGACCTGCTATTTGGGATAGATTCAGAGCATCATACCCTGAGGATATCTTAATGGACGAGGATAAAAAGTTCTTACAAAACGCACTTTATGCTGAGTTTGTTACTATGGACGCAAGAACATTGTTGTCATTGGCAAATGAGGTAATGTCGGGTACTAACTTAGGAAAGGAAACGTTACAACAATTGGTTGACGGTATCATTGAGAGAATGAAAGGTGAAGACGCTGAGGAGGCGATGGAAAACTTCAGAAACTCAATGGAAGATATTGAAGACAATTTTGACGATGACGATTTAGAAGATTTCTTAGGTGGTTTAGGAATATCTTTAAACTAAGAAATGAAAAAATAAAATATTTATAATGAGGACACAAGTCCTCATTTTTTTTTGTTATGAGAATTTTATACGCACAACATTTGGGCCCGTCATTAAGGGCAGGTTATGAACAATCTTTTAATAGGGATTTAAAACAGGATATTATCGATATGACTAGAATATCTATTAAATCAACACTTAAGTTTTACGATGATATTCATCTATATGTGGATGATGATAGTAAAAAATACTTTGATGATTTACCAATCACCTTACATACCTTACACACACTACCTTCTATATTTTGTGGTGCAAAATTAGAGGTCCTTAAAGACCAAAAGGATACTGACTTTATATGGGTTGACCCTGACATTTTCATATCTTCTAAATTTGATATTGACTACAATAAGGCGATAATGGTGGATAAGCACACATATTTAGACGACTTCTACTTTGATAGGTTATCATATTTTTATAGAAAGAACCCTAAATATGTAATGGAAAGGTATTGGTTAAACAGTGGACTACTATGGTTTAAAGATAAGGAGGTTATGGATTACCATATCAAACTATATGAAGAGTTAATGGAGATTAGTAGTGATGCTCGTATAGTTGAGACTTGGAATATATCTCATTGTGGTGTTAAATTTGGTTATGGACAATTTAGAGGTAGGAGGAATCAATATTTACACTTTGATGGGTATAAGAAATTCTATGATGTAACCAAAAATATGATAAAAGGTTTAGAACAGTATTTATAAAATATGACTAAACAAGAACTAATTGCCGAATACACTAAGTGTTTAAAAGACACTCCATACGCATTAAGGACGTATTTGGAGACTTATGATAATACACAATCTAAGTACGTACCGTTTGTTTTATTTCCTGACCAAGAGAAGTTAATCAGGGATTATGATACGTATAATGAAAATTTGGCGTTAAAATATCGTCAGGCGGGTGTATCTACGGCAACATCAGCATGGGTCAGTAAAAAACTACAATTCGCATCTCCAAAACAACCTGAAAAGGTTTTGATTATTGCCAATAAATTGGACACCGCAAAGGAGATGGCCAATAAGGTTAGAGGTTTCTTAAATCAATGGCCCGATTGGATTAACGTTGGATTCTCAAAAGATAAAGATTCACAATCACACTTTAGATTGAATAACGGTTGTGAGGTTAAAGCGGTAGCAACATCTATGGATGCCCTGAGGGGTTATACACCAACGGTATTGGTTTTTGATGAAGCCGCGTATATTGATGCGGGTGATGACTTTTGGGCTGCGTGTATGGCGTCGTTATCTACGGGTGGTAAAGTAATTGTTGTTTCTACACCAAACGGGTTTGATAAAATTTATTACGAAATATATGCTCAGAGTCAGGCGGGTCTTAATGACTTTAAGATTACCGAGATGGTTTGGTATAAAGACCCGAGGTTTACAAAGGATTTAGTTTGGGTAAAGTGTAAGGATGTTGTTCATTATATGTTGAATAGGGAACAATATAACGATGACGAAGTTTTATTAAAAGAAAACGACCAAACAAAATTCGAACAATTAATGAAGGATGGTTATAAACCGTATTCTTCATGGTTTGAGTCTATGAGTAAAAAGTTAAAATACGATAGACGTAAGATTTCTCAGGAATTGGAAAACAATTTCTTAGGTTCAGGTGATAATGTTATTCCTCCCGATACTATTGAACGTATTAGAGAGAGTATGATTTGTGAACCTGTAGAAAAATATATGGCTGGTCAAATGTGGGTTTGGAATGAACCTGTTAAAGGTCATAGGTATATTATGGGTGTCGATGTTTCTCGTGGTGATTCAGAGGATTTTTCTTCAATAGTCATTGTAGATTTTGACACGAGAGAGCAGGTTGCCGAGTACTTAGGTAAAATACCACCTGATGAATTAGCAGATGTTTGTTACAAATGGGGTATGATGTATTCTGCTTTTACCGTTGTGGATATCACTGGTGGTATGGGTGTTGCTACGGTAAGAAAACTACAAGAGATGGGTTACAAAGACTTATATGTTGACGGTGTTAATGCTTTTGATAAGTGGTCTTGGAACCCTAAAGCCCACGAAAAGATACCTGGATTATCCTTTAACACTAAAAGAACTCAGATTGTTGCTGCTTTTGAAGAGGCATTAAGACATAATTTTGTTGTTAAATCAACAAGATTAATTAATGAGATGAATACATTTGTTTATATCAATGGTAAAGCCGACCACATGAAAGGTCACCACGATGATTTAATTATGGCGATGGCGATGTGTATTTATGTTGGTGAATTCTCATTCTCTTTATTAAAGAAATCTGAGGAATCGACAAAGGCGTTATTAGAAGGATGGACCGTTACCGAAACACCTAAAGTACCACAGACGTATCATAAAAATGGACAGAGTATTGGTACTATAGACCCGTTTAGGGGAATACAACCAAATCAAAATACAAACCACAATAGAGCCGCAGGTAGACGTGATTATATGGATTATTCTTGGTTAGTTGGAGGAAAAAGAAGAAATAATTGATGATTGACTAATAATATTTTATTAACTATTATTATTCTGAATATTTATACATTAAGATGGCACAACAAAATTATACCATATATCAAAGACTAGGAATGTTATTCTCAGGAAACCAAACAGGTAGTCCTGTGAGTGACCCAACACCTACGTATAATTTTGATAAGAAGGAATTACTAAGAACTACAGATAGTTCGGAATACGAAGCTGAGAAATTACAGGCACAACAATCGATGTACCTTAACAATCAGTGGACTAAGATTGATAGTCAGTTATACCAACAAGCAGTATTCCACGAACCAAATAGAATTGCAGGTTATTACGATTACGAATCTATGGAGTTTACTCCTGAAATATCTGCAGCCTTAGATATATACGCTGAAGAAGCGACTACTCTTTCAGAACAAGGTTATATACTTAACATCTACTCTGAGAGTAAAAGAATTAAATCTATATTAGGTGACTTGTTTAACAATATCTTAGATATTGACACTAACTTACCGATGTGGACGAGAAACACATGTAAGTACGGTGATAACTTCCTTTATTTAAAACTTGACCCTAAAAAAGGTATTATTGGTTGTAACCAATTACCAAATATGGAAATCGAAAGAGTTGAAAAAGGAATGAACCTACACGGTAGTAGTGGTAATGTTGGTGACGGTGCCGAAGCAAAGGAAACAAAATACGTGTGGAAGGAAAAGAATATGGACTTCAACGTATGGGAGATTGCTCACTTTAGATTATTAGGTGACGATAGAAAATTACCTTACGGTACTTCTATGTTAGAAAAGGCTAGACGTATTTGGAAACAATTGGTGATGGCTGAGGATGCGATGTTAATCTATAGAACATCGAGAGCACCTGAAAGAAGGGTATTCAAAGTATTCGTTGGTAACATGGACGATAAAGATGTCGACCAATATGTACAAAGAATTGCGAATAAGTTTAAGAGAGATAATGTAGTTGACCCAGCAAATGGTCAAGTTGACCAAAGATACAATCAGATGGCGGTCGACCAAGACTATTTTATACCTGTTAGAGACCCTAACGCACCTAACCCGATAGATACACTACCAGGTGCACAGAACCTGTCAGAGATTGCAGATATCGAGTACATTCAAAAGAAATTATTGGCGGCGTTACGTATACCAAAAGCGTTCTTAGGTTTTGAAGATGTAGTTGCTGATGGTAAGAACTTATCTTTACAGGATATTCGTTTCGCAAGAACAATCAACAGAATTCAAAAAGCGATGATTCAGGAGTTGAATAAAATCGCAGTAATTCACTTATATATGTTAGGTTTAGAAGATGAACTTAACAACTTTACATTAGGATTAACAAACCCATCCACACAGTCAGACTTACTTAAAGTTGAGGCATGGAAAGAAAAAATCTTACTTTACAAAGATGCAGTTGGTGACCCAGGTAATGGTATATCTGCAGTTTCACATACATGGGCTAAGAAAACAATCTTAGGTATGTCTGATGAAGAAGTTAAATTAGACTTACAACAACAGAGGTTTGAGAAAGCAATTGCTGCTGAATTAGAGACAACATCAGAAGTGATTAAGAAAACAGGTGTCTTTACAAATATTGATAACCTTTATGGTGAACCTGAATCTGACGATACTGAAACTACAGGTGGTGAAGAAGGTGGTTCAGATATGGGTGACACTGGTATGGATATGGGTGGTAGTGAACCTGCGATGGATGAACCAGCAATGGACGACTTACCGACAGATGATGCACCCGCAGAATTAGGTGAATCTGAGAATGATGACTTATCGTTAATTTTAGAAAAGAGAGACTTCGGAAGACCTAAAAAATTAAACCTAATGAAAGCTCAAAAAGATATCGCCGAAATGGAAGATAAGCTTAAAAATATGTTAGGGGAGTAATAAATACAAACTTTTAGATATTTATTATAAAAATACATTTAACTGATGGTTACTTTAGGAAAATTAAGACAACAGGTTTACACACGTTTAGCTGAACAATATACAAAGAAAGAACAGTTTAAAAAGACATTCAATTCAATTATGTCTGTTTTAAATGAGAATAAAGAATTAAAACAAGTTTTTAATATCTACACTGACTTTGAAAAAAGACATATATCTGATACTGATATCGCAACAGAATTTGTAACTGAAGCGGTTAATACTATTAAAGGATATATGACTGAAAACTATATTTCAGGTCTTAAAAAATTATCTACATTGGTTGGTGATGTAACTTGTGAACAAAATGAAGTAACTAAAAATTTAGATGTGTTAGTACACAGTACAGGTTACGACACTTTGGTTGAACGTATTGAATCTAAAAAGTATTTGGTTAAGACCCTTACTGAAGAAAAAACAGTTTCTGAATCTATTAGACCTGTTAGTCAATCAATCTTAACATCATTGTTAACTACAAAATTCAATGAAAAGTATTCATCTATGAATGAGTCAGAATTATCTACATTTAAAAGATATTCTTCGATGAATGAATCAGAAATAGAAAATACTATTAATGACCTAAAAAATGAAATTAAGGAATCAATCGAAACTCTTAAGGAGAATGTCGAATTGAAGTCGGTTGTTATGGAAGTTGAAAATAAAGTAGATAACACATCATACGATTTATTATCTTTACTTAAGTTAGAACAGTTAAAAGAGAGTTTATCTTAATCTTGTTCGTTATCTCTTTTTTGTTGTAGATATACTGCCTTACTCTTTTGTCTTCTTTTAGACGCTGAAGGTTTTGTATAATACCTATTATCTCTGATTTGTTGTGATTGTTTTACATTACGCACTTTTCTTTTATATCTTTTAAGTGCTCTTTCTATTGATTCATTTTTACCGATTTTAATAATTAACATATATAATTTTTTTGTGTTTATTATATATAAATATAGAGTTTTTTTGCCTAACATACAAAACACCGATAAATAAAGTATATTTTTTTGACAAACGGGTGTTATTTTAGTATTATTTAAGTGGGACAATAAAAGTTATGAACATGAAAATATATGAAATCAGGTAAATTCATAAACCTAAACATTAATGAACAATTTAAATGTGGGTACGGAACTGTAGATTCAAAAAATCTAAAATCCGTATATTCAAAAATAAGTTGTTGGATTGAACCAACAGATACACCTTCAAATTGGAATGGAGTGATTGGAGGTTTAAAAAGAAAGATTTCTTCAAGTCTAACCGAGTCTCTTAAAATGACGGATAAATTTAAAAAAGACCGTTTCATTGTAGATTTAGATATCAGGGCTAGCGGGTTAGAAGAAGGGAAAAAATCTTTTATGAATTGTGAAATAACATTATTCACAACAGATAACTACGAAATAAGGACACCTGAATTTAAAACAGATGTTAAAGGTATTATCGGTAATATTATAGATAATACCATTATTGAATACGATAAGTTTCAATACTTTAAAAGTAAGAGAGGTTAATCCTCTCTTTTTTTATGCTCATCATTTATTTAATTTTTCTTTGTAGTAATATATTTATAGTATAGAAATTACTATAGTATGAAAATATTGAAACCAACAGATACTAATACTAAAGGTATTCTTATCGAATATGATGCAGGTCATATATCTCCATCTGATAACAAAGAGGTTATCAGTGAGATGAGAAAGATGGATAAGAAGGACTCTTTTATCTTGTATGCGGTATTACAGAAATATGACACACCAAATAAAAACGGTAGAATCTACGGAGAGAGAATCTTAAAAAGAGAAACCGAAAACTATAAAAAACTTATCGAACAGGGTAGAGCTTTAGGTGAACTAAACCACCCTGAATCTTCATTAGTTGATTTGGAAAGAACATCACACAGAATTTCTGAATGTTGGTGGGACGGTAAAATCTTAATGGGTAAGGTTGAGTTACTTACATCAGAAGCATTTAGAGAAAGTGGACAAATTACTTGTATGGGTGATATTGCTGCCAACTTATTAATGCATGGTGTAACGTTAGGTATATCGTCAAGAGGTGTTGGGTCATTAAAGAAAACAGGTGAGTACAATGAAGTACAAGACGACTTTGAAATGGTTTGTTTTGACTTAGTATCGTCACCATCTACACCAGGAGCATATCTATTCCACGAAGAGGGTGATAGAGAAAAATACGCAGAATCTTTAGAGGAAAAAGAAGAACAAACAACGGACAATAGAACATTAACATTAATGAACAAGTTGAATTCTTTCTTGGGTAAATAAAAAAAAATCAACTATTTATTGTTTTGTAGTATGTTTTTTTCGTACTACAAATATATTTATAGTAGTATAATAAACATAAATACATTTTAAACATAGAAAAAATGGCAAAATCAATCTTAGAAGAGGCGTTACTACAAGTGTCACAACTTGAAGAAGCAGTTAAGAACAATGCAAAAGAAATACTTGCGTCAACTATGAAGCAAGAAATTGATGAGCTAGTAAGAGAATCTATGGAAGAACCACAAATTGAAGAAGCAGATGATAACGAAGAAGTTATGGAAACTGCAGAAGAAGTATCTGAAGAAACTACAGAAGTAGTAGAAACAGAGTTAGAAGAACAATTTGAGGAAGAAGATGAAGATGACGATGAGGACGATTCTGAAGAGTCTGAAGACGAAATGGAAGGAGACATGGAAATGGGTCCTGAAATGGAAGATGAGGGTGAATCAGATATGGAAGACATCGACATGCCAATGTTAGACTTACCATCACTTGATGATGAAGGTGACGAAGACGAAGTCATTGATATGACTGGCGCATCTGACGAAGAGATTCTAAAAGTCTTTAAATCCATGGGAGAAGAAGACGGTATCATCGTATCACAGGACGAAGACGGAACTGTACACTTAGAAGACGGAGATGACGAATACAGAATCGAGGTTAACGAATCAGAGGAATCTGAAGAAGTAGCTGAAGAGGAAGTTGAGGAATCAATGGAAGACGAGTTATCAGAAGAGTCTGATGAAGAGGTAGTTTACGAAATCGAAATTGACGAAACTGAAGAAGTAGCTGAGGAAGTTGTTGAAACAGAAGAAGAGGTAGCTGAAGAAGTTACTGAAACTGAAGAAGAGGTGGCTGAAGAAGTTACTGAAACAGAAGAAATCGAAGACGAAGAAGAAGCACCTGAAGCTGATATGGAAGAGGCAGCAAGAACTCACGCAGCTGACGCGAGAGTCCCTTCAAATCAAGGTAAAAAATATAAAGCTGGTCGTGCAGACTTAAGCGAAGAGTTGGATACTTTGAAAGCGAAGAACACAGAGTTAACTGAAGCATTAAAAGTATTCAGAGACAAATTAAACGAAGTTGGTGTATTCAACGCAAACTTAGCATACGCTACAAGGTTGTTCACTGAACACACAACGACAAAACAAGAGAAGTTAAACATCTTAAAGAGATTTGATGGTATTGAATCATTAAAAGAATCTAAGGCGTTATACAACTCTATTAAAAATGAATTAACTGCATCAGACAACAAATTGACTGAGACAGTTGTAAACAAAATTTCATCATCACCACAATCTGGTTCATCTGAGAAATTAGTGGAAGCAAAAACTTATGAAAATCCACAAATCAGAAGAATTAAAGAGATGATGGGAATTGTAAAATAATAAAATAAATTAAAATTATAAAATCCAATTAAAATGGGAGCATTATTAGAATCAGGTCTTGTAGGTAACATCGGTCTTAAGCACTTAAAAGTTATCAAAGAAGACACAATCAACAAATGGGACAAATTAGGCTTTTTAGAAGGTTTAGATGGTCACTTAAAAGAAAACGTAGCACAGTTATTTGAAAACCAAGCATCACACTTAATCAACGAGGCAGCTCACACTGACTCTGCTGGTTCATTCGAAACTGTAGTTTTCCCAATCGTGAGAAGAGTATTCTCAAAATTATTAGCTAACGATATCGTATCTGTACAAGCTATGAACTTACCAATCGGTAAATTATTCTTCTTCGTACCAAAGGTACAAGATAGAAAAGATGATAATTCACACTACCAACCATTCGGTTACCCAGGTACTGAAGATTACGGAACGTCAATGGCGGGTTACGAAAATGCAGGTTCAAAGAACTTATACGATAGATTCTACGAAGACGGTTCAAACGAATCAGGTATGTTCGATTACTCAAAAGGTGAATTCGAAGTATTCTCAACTTCAGCAACTACATCTGATGACTTAACAGCACCAGTATCAAGAGTAAAAATCGAAGTAGGTGGTTTCCAAGACAAAGGAGCAGGTAAATTACACGGACCAAACGGTCAAGAAGTAGATTCAGAAGAATTCTTAGCTTCTTTAGTAGTTAAAGTTGCAGGTGAAGAAAAAGACTTCAGAGTAGTAACTCAGAAATACGGTAAAGGTATCGTAGAAGGATTAACTAAAAAAGATTCTGCTAACACACCAGGTGGTCAGTTCTTACAAGTATGTGACGCTGACGGTATCATCCACTTAGAAGTAGACGTTGAAACATACGGTGCTACAGGATACGAACCATCAACAGTTGCAATTTCTGACTTCCAAGTATCATGGAGACAGTACTTCGACTTAGAATTTGAAGATAGAATCGGTGAGGTTTCTTTCGATTTAGAATCAGTTACTGTTTCTGTAACAGAAAGAAAATTAAGAGCTTCTTGGTCACCAGAATTGGCACAAGACGTTTCTGCATTCCACAACATCGATGCTGAAGCTGAATTAACAGCTTTATTATCTGAGCAAGTTGCAGCAGAAATCGATAGAGAAATCTTAAGAGACTTAAGAAAAGGTGCAGCATGGCAATTAAAGTGGGACTACAACGAGTGGAAATACGGTAACAACGGTTCTTCATTCGCAGGTTACACTCAAAAAGACTGGAACCAAACGTTAATCACTAAGATTAACCAAGTATCTGCTCAAATCCACAAATCAACATTAAGAGGTGGAGCTAACTGGATTGTTGTTTCTTCTGAAGTTTCAGCTATCTTTGATGATTTAGAGTACTTCCACGTATCTAACGCATCTCCAGAGCAAGATTCATACAACATGGGTATCGAGAAAGTTGGTACATTAGCAGGTAGATACCAAGTGTATAGAGACCCTTACTTCCCAGCAGGAAAAATCTTAATGGGACACAAAGGTACGTCTTTATTAGACACAGGTTATGTATACGCACCATACGTGCCATTACAATTAACTCCTACAATGTATAACCCATTCAACTTTACACCAATCAAGGGTATCATGACTAGATACGCTAAGAAGATGGTTAACAACAGATTCTACGGTGTAATTTCTGTAGCGGGTGTACAATCATTCGATATCTCTGAATTAAGATAATCTTAAATCAATAGATAAATTATAATTGAAGGGGACCTATTTGGTCCCCTTCTTTTTTGTATAAATTCTACGACAGTTGGGTGAGTCTTCACCGAACAACATACATCTTAGTATTTCATTCTCCACCCTTAATGGTTGAAACTCATCTGCGGTGTGAGGTTTATGACCTTCATTAAGTGCTCTTTGAAGTGTCATTTCATTTTCGATAATCTTTGAACTTAACTCTTGCTTTGTCATATTATTTAATTTTTAGGCAAAAAAAATTCGGTTAAAAACCGAATCATTATTTATTATATATTTTAATTAATAGTGAACCACTACCTTTATGTAGTCGATGCCACTCGTCTTTCTCTATTTTAATGTAGTCCCCTTCTGATAAATAAAAAGGTAATTCATTGTCGTATTGAAACATCCAATCATTACCACACTTAAGGATTTCGACATCCCTATCGTTATCATCTCTATGCCATACGAATTCTATTTCGTCAACTGACGAATCAAACTCTCTAATAATAAAATTTTCAGTAATTGTATCGGTATAAGGATTACTCATAATAAAGGTTTACCATTTACCTTTAAATTTAAGTCCTAATTGTTTTTTGTAAAGATGAATATTACAAGACCACCATCCTGCTTTAGTTCTATCCTTTTTAGTGTCACATTTGTGACGTGCTAAGAAACTTTTTTTAGCTTCAGGGTCATTTGCTTTGATTGAAAGGTTTGAGTCTCCGAACCTAACCATCTTAATCTTATCGGTCTTTGGGTTCTTAACATAAACTGCAAATTTCTTAGGACCACCTGTTGTTCTAAACGGTTTGTTTAGATTTACCTTCCTTCCTTTATATTCAGCCTCGTCTAAAACGAACGGACAGTCTAAATAAACGTCACCTAAGGTCGTTTTAACCTTTTTACCTATATCGGTGTTAATTAACTTAATTTCGTCCTCTGAGAGGTCTAATTTACCTTCATTGTGTAATTCCCTAGCCTCATTGATAAGGTTAAAGTAATTATCTGATTCGATTCTAAAAACATTTTCATGTAATGGGATATTTCTTTCCACATGAAATAATACAGACTCAGAGATGTTTTGATTATTTTTCGTTAACAACATAAAAACTAATTTCTCTTGGGTAGGTGTTTATCTCTCTATTTGTATGTAATTGTAAATCTAAATGGTACTCTTTGTTAGGTATTAACATTGAAGTATCCAATAAGAAGTAGTTTGAGTTGTATGCTCTGTTGATATCTGTTAACGGGATAACATCTATAGATGTATTACCTTCTTTAACATATACTCTATATTTTAAACCGTCAATTTGAACTCTACCTTCATACATAAATGGGACTCTAACATCCACATATACTTTTCTAATATCTCCTGATACTATTCTCTCATCTTTCTTAAGTCCTGTAAATGAATAGTTATATTCTTTAGGATTTAATTCATCTGTTCCAATGTTAAAGTACTCAGAAGTTGACCTTAACGTAAATTCCTGTCTAATATCTGAAATTGAATATCCGTCAATACTGATATTTTTCCACACATCTTCTAATATCTTAGGTACTGAACACGTGTTATTGTCAATTTTAAAACTAACTTTATAAACACCTTTACTGATGTGTTCAGTTTCTAAATCAGATAACAATACCGTATCACCGTCATATATATCCACAACAGGTAAATCATCTAAATTTGTCGGTTCGTTAGCTTGATTAACGTATAATATTAAGTTTCTAACTATACCTTCGTAGAAATCATTTCTATTGTCCACAAAGTGGTCGTCAAATTCTGTCTCTAAATACGGTTCAAAGAATGTTTGAGTATATTTTGAAAAGAATGAAACTGAACGATAAGATTCTAAAGTGTTAATCATTTCATATGGTTCGTCAAAAGCGATACCAATACCGTAATGTTCTTCGTCACCATTTAATACACTATTCACATACTCAGTAATATCGATTTCTATATTCTCGTTACCGTTATCAAAATGTTGTGTACCTATAACCGTATTTTCTTCTTTACCACCATTATTAATCCACGTATTCATACCATCTGTATTGAACCAGTTTGACGGCCCATCTGAATATGTTTTTTGATTTGGGAATTGGAACCTTGTATCTGTGTAATCGTAACCTACACCCTCGTCCCAATTTTGCTTTAGTTTAAAAGCTACTAAAGTAAATGACGAAGCCCTTTTAGTGTTAAAGTCTGTATTTTCATTAAAAAATGATGAATCTGTTGGGTTAATAGTATTAGTTAATTTTAATACGTGTTTTTGTATTGAATCTCTATTAATGAACCCATCATTAATTCTTTTCACTAACGGTTCTAAATCTATCTGTAACAACATTCTACTGTAAAGACCACCATAAAAAATCTCACTAACAGGGTTTTTAGCCGTGTTAGTAGTGGAATTACTAATTATAGTATTGTTCTTACTAAAGTATGTTTTGAATATGGACATTATAATCGCTTTAATATATAAATATCCAGTAATTAATTAATTCTAATTTTCTGTGAAAGGATATTCTGTTTAAAGTCCTGAAACTTTTCTTCGAGTTCTTTTTTAACTGAAGGTTTAACCACAGGTGGTTCTGCCGGATTGTGTACGTGAGAGATTAAGTATAGATAAATTACGTCTAATAACTCTTGTAGTTTTTCACCTCTCACTAACGCATACGTATTAGGTTCAATGTTACTCACAATTTCATCTTGACTGATGTGGTAATTAGAAATCTTACTAAAATCAATACCCACAGAATCTGTTGGGATATTGTTACCGTAAGATATAAAGAAGTTCTTATCCGATAAAACAGTAATGTTTTTGTTCGGCTTATTCTCCTTTTTTATATCGTAAGTCTGTACTGAAATCTGTTTCGTAGGTGTGTCGTCAAATTCGTTATCAAAAATTAACCCATACCCTCTACGAGACCTAATTCTCATTCTATCCAATACCACATTGTTATAATCTGCGTTTGATGAATATGAATTATAGTTACTAATGGTAGGTCTAATATATAGTGGGAATATTGAGGTATTATCGTTATGATTGACATTTGACGGATGTTTTATGATGAAATCTAAATCCTTAACACCTGTTAAACCAACATTCATTATTTGTTTAATTGATTGACGTAATAATGATGTTAACTCACCTAACGATGAACTAAAATGTTGTTTGGTGTAAAGTAACTCTTTCTCATCTTCACCCACTAAGGTGATTTGATTGAAATAGATAGATTCTGTAATTCCTTCTCTTTTAGCTAATTTATAAACGAATAAATCCCCTTGAAACTCACCGTTAACACCTTCAATAGATAGAATGTTATATTCAATTAAAACCTCAACATGGGATAGTTTCTTTTCAATAACCTCCTCAACGTCACCCTTAACTTTAGTTGTGGTATAATCAAATTTACTAACCTGAATAATTGCAGGGTTTTCATCTCTAATCGGTTCACTTTGTTTTTTGGTAACATCTTCATTTATCTTACCTGCCCTAATAATAACGTCATTATCTCTCCATATAACGTCACTATTTAATCTACTACTAATACCAAAATCTTCAGGTTTAACAATAGAACCTTCGTATCTTTTTTTTACGTATTCACCGTTTTCTTTAATTAAGTCTTTACCCTTTTTATATGCAACACCTTGCCTTGATTGTGTTAATAAATGTTCAGCACTGTTACTATCAGGGAATCCTCTACCAGTTACTGATGATGGCATGTAAAAACCATCAATAAAAACTGTATCAGGGTCAGTATAAAAAATATTGACCACCTCACCGACTTGTGGGACTATATTGATATGGTTAGGTAGAAAGGGACTAAACATGAAAGGGTCAGAGACTCCGTTCCATTTGTCTTTAGATTCTGTAAATTTGTCTAAGTACTCGGTTACATATTTAACATCTGAGATTAACCAATCTTCAGGTTCGATACGTACCCTACCTAAACCTTTTGGGTCTAAGTTTTCCTTAACAACACCTTTATATATAAACTTATTCATGACTGTCAGACTTTCTATTCTTTATCTCTTCAGATATTTTATAGTAACTCTTCTCTACATTATCTAAGTGGTATGACAGTTGTATTAATAACGATTTGGTATCTTCGAATTCTTTAGTCAAAATCGTAGCAGCATCGAATAAGTCCTTATTGGACCTACTATGTGCGTTTTCTGATATTTCTAAAATTTCTTTAATATCCATCTTAATATGATGATAATATAATACCTTTACCTGTTACGAATGGAATGGCTACAGGACCTAATGGGTGAACACCAGTTGCTGGTTGTGATACAAACTGTACTGCTCCGTTCTCTGCTATTTCTTTCATTAATCCTTGCATTTGTGCTTCCATCCCTAAAACGTGTTTATTTGGAGACCCATCAGGTAATGTGTCTACGTTGTACCCCATTTTCTGTAAATTCTCAATAGTGTTACCAAACGCTCTTGTTGAATTCATACCTTCACGGACATAACCCCCATATAATAGTGGGAACGGTACACCTAAAGGTATACCAGTTTTAAAGTTAAGTAAAGACAACAAACTTCTTAAGATACCTGCACATGTTGTGAGGTCACTTTTCGATAATTTGTCAATCGCACCTATTAATGATAATATAATTGCGTATCTACCCCTTAATTGTTGTTTTGCTACTTCTTTAATAATTTGAGAAATAAGTTGAGTTAAACGTTTACGTATTTCATCAACTACTTCTTGTCTATACATGTCATAAACACGAGTAGATACTCTGGTTAAAAACCTATTATTATTTCTACTAAACTCTACAATATCTTTTGACGCCTCTTTAGCACTGTCAATCGCCTTAGTTAAAGCGATAAACGGTAATACCGATTTTGGTGATAATATTTTACCCACAATAGTCTTTGGTATTTGTTTAAAGATATCCGTGTTAAAGTTTAAATTAATTGAAGGAATATCAAATCCCGTATCTTCACCTAAATTATTACCTAAACCATTTAAGAAATCATCTAGTATTTGACTATCACTTAACTCATCCAAATCTAAGTCTAATAATGTATCTAAAATTAAATCACTATTAACTTCAGACTCAAAGTTACCACAATCAACTAATTTATATATTTTTTTAATTTTAAGGTTAAAATCCTCTTCAATATAACGTGTATCTTCATCGTCAAATTCGAATGAATGATTTTCGTCTTCAGTTGATAACCTATCAATTAAACTCTCTTTAATTAGTGAGTCTTGTTCATAAAAGTTACCACACATTGACGCAATACCCTTCATTAACTGATTCAGTTCTGCAAAACTCTTAACTCTCTTACTCGAAATATCTATTGACATAAAACCAAACAACATATCTAAGATGTCTGACATTATCTCTTTTGTATTGAATAATTCAAAAGACGAGTAATAATTGGCAACAAAATCAGTAACCGTAACATCTTTAAATTTTAAAGTATATTCTTGGTTAAACTGGTTGAATGTTAAATCAAACAAATCTAAACCATTCACTGAACTATAGGTTGTAAGACCTGCACTCGTAGTTTTTTCGTAAATGAATCTATTTGTTGGGTATGGAAAATCTGTAACAGTTGTAGGTCTTTTCTCATACATTACTGAACCATAAAGTGATTCAGGATTAGTCTTTAATATATCGAAGAAGTCAATTTCTTCGGGTTTAAAAGGTATTTCTATATCTTTTAAACTAAAATCTGTCTCACAGTTGATTGCTCTGAACAGTTCCTCAATAATAATTTTTGTAATCTTTGGTGAATCGTTGGTAATCTTTTTTATGATTTTTTTCACAAAAGATTTAACCTCATCAGGTCCACCACCTGTTGTCTGAGTGAGGGTGTTGATAAGTTCACCTAAGAAATCGGCATTAACAGATTTACCGTCACCTTCACCTAAAAGTCTTTTTTTAAGTTGATTTTGGTCTAAGTAAGGCGAATTAATATCTTGGAGACTTAAGGTTTTACTATCATTTGTTGATTGTATTAATAGTTTTACCGTCTCTATCGAATTTTTTAATTTCTTACCCTCACTTTTTATATTCGCCATTACATTTCATAATCAGAACCCGTATCATCAGGATTTGCTCCCAAATTATTTACTAGGTCCTTTAACATTTCTTTATCTTCATCACTTAGTGAACCACTAATATCTTCTTTACCCTCATTAGATTTTTGAATGATGGTTTGTTGTAGTTTAGCAAGTGATAACTTCTTTTCTAAAACACTATCAAGAATCTTCTGTTGTTCTTTAATAATAGGACCTAAAAGTGTTAAATCTTCAGGACCCTTCATAAAACCTAACATTTTATTCTGAATTCTAATAGCAGTATTTCTCTGTTCTACAATCTCATTATAAGTTTCTTGTAGTAACGCCATTAAACTCTTATGTGTAAAGTCAATTTCTTTTTTACTCTTTCTTGCCATACTAAATAAATAGTTTACTCTTGAATTACCTGTAACATCATAGATTCATAAATCTTTTTGTACTTCTTCATGGAAGTTCTAATTTCTTTAGTCGTCATAGATGTCATATCTCTTAATGAAAGTAAAATTAAATTCTTATTGAACTTATTACCTTCGCCACTCTGAAATATTGCTTCATAATTGGTAAACACCTCGATAAGGGCGTAACCTAATTTTTCTTCATTTTTATTAAGGTTAGTCACCTCAATAAAATCTTCCAATTCTTTAACCAACCTTTTAACTACATCTTCATAATCCAAACCATCATTGTGTAGGTGATACATCATATCAGGTCTGTTCTCAACTGAAGACGAGATATCTTCATACGATATTTTACGTGTTAGTTCTTTTTGGTCCTTCTGTATTGCACCCATCAGATAGTTTTTACATATTGTACCGAAGTAAGAATATGCTTTAGTACCTTTAGACGGGTCAAACTTATCAACTTTAGTTATTAAGAACGATGAAACATCACAATGTAACGATTCATAGTCAAAATCTCTACGGTAGAGTTTATATCTACGTATAATACTCTCCACCATCTTATGTATTGGTTTACGCAGGCTATCGTTATAGATTTTGTTTTTCTCTTCAAACGTTTCGGCTTCGAGGAATCTAACCACCGCAGCTTCTTCCTCTGGCCCGAAATAGTTTTTATTTGTTCTTGGTCTAGCCATTGTATTTTATTGTTCTACATACTCTATCTCACGGTCTTCTTTAAAAAATTGTTCTTTTTTTGCCGTCTCTAACCAAAACTTAGCTTCGTTAGATGATAGTTTATTCTCACCTTCTTTGTAATCCCAAAACAATGAACCTTTTCTAAAATTAGTGTGTCTATATGTTAGTTTAGGAATGATGTAAACTTCGTTGGATTGGTGTGTTAGTCTTAATAAGAACTCGTAACCAAATGAAAGTTTAACGTTTGACTTTAACCCACCAATCTCATTGAATACTTCTGTTTTGATAATCATACCACTAGTTTGGTAGTTTTCATACGCACTTAGTGATTCGTTATCTAAATATCCGATTGTTTCGGTTAAGTTCATTGCCCATACAGACTCATTAGTGAATGAAATAAATTCACCAGAAGCGTTTGTGTCAACAACGATAGGTAAGAATGTAGAAACCGATGGGTATGCTAAAATATGTTGAACTGCGTTTTGAATGTACGTTGGTGTAATCTCATCGTCCACTTCAACAACCGCCATATACTGTGACGTTGTATTTTTAGCTCCATAGTTAATTTGAGAACAGAAATCTGTCTGTCCTTCATTCTTAAGTAATGTTACATTACTGTCGAATTTATAGTCTGTTAAAAATGACTCTAATTCTTTCGTAGGTTTATATACGATAGTTAGAGTGAAATCTTTAACTGTTTGTTTTTTTACTGACTCGATAAATGTCTCAAATCTTGATTTGATTTCTCTATCGATTGTATGAATAGGTAATATTAAATTAATCATTTTGTTCTTCTAATTCTTTAAATTTATCTACAGTGAATTTTAGTTGTTCCATTCTACTATTTCTAATGTCATTAAAGACGCTTAATGTGTCTTTAGTGAATTGTTCTAACGTCATACCTTTAACCGTATCGGCCATTTCTTGGTACAACTCTGCAGGTACTCTATCTTCTAACCAACCTCTAAATACTGCAGCAATTAGGTCAACCATTTGATTAATATCAATAGTCCAAATACCATTGTCATCTGTCATCCAGTAAGGTTTTAAGTTAGGTACTTTACCGATAACAGGAACACCACACTTCATAGATTCTAATGGGAATGTTCCGTGACCTGATACATCATCAACCCAAACAGATAAACAAGACTCAGAAAGTGAGTTAGCGAACTCTAACTGAGATAGACCTCTCATATCTCTAAATGTAACCCACTTGTATTGTGGATATTTTACATAGAATGCTTTGATAATCTTCATAGTGTCTCTTTGCTCTCTCGTATGAATTGATACGATAGGTTTTTGAGGTTTCTCTGAAGGTTTAAATACGTCATCGATGTACGGAGTAATCACGTCTGTTTTTTGTTTTTTAAACAACTCATTTAAGTATTGTTTCTGGTCAAAGTTAGTTGTGATTGTTCTATTGAAACCGAAAGAATTCCAAGTAGCACCTGGTTTAAGAGTTTCAAATACATAATCGTATGATTGACATAATACTACTTTATTACACGGCATATCTGCAATTTGTTCCATAACATGAGCAAACAACTCAGGGATGATAACCAAATCGTCAGGTCTAACCTGTAAGTTACCTTCCTCGATTGAGATAACTGATGTTTTATCATACTCTACAGGTAACCATGCAGAAACACCATCGTAGTCTTTATTTTCTACTAAGATGTGTGCGTTATATTCGTTTTCGTTTAACACCCTTACGATATCGTATGAATGTTTAATTGAAGCCTTCGCATTACCCTTTGTGTCTTGGGTGAACACATAGATGTTAGACTCTAATTTATCTAATCTCTCTATGGCTTCGTTAATGATTTTTACTTTGTCCATAATTTTATTGTGTTATAGGTTTTAATATTCCGTAATTTAATAATGTATTGAAACATAATTTAAATGAGAAAGGCATCTTACCAAATCCGTAAGCCATACCCATACCCATATCGATATCTTCAGTACCTTTACCTTCAATGATAATCTCCAATACGTATTTCAATAGTTCGTACTTAGACACGTTAAGACCTCCGTCCTCGGTATCTTCAGTAACAGTTTCATTACCTTCTTTATCCACAGTAACTACCGAAACTTTTCTTGGTGGCATCTTAACCGCTTCATGATAAGCGTCTAAGTCAAAATAGTAGGATACACCTTCAACGTCCAAAAAGTAAGGTGTTAAATATGATTTATCTTCCATCATAATTCAAGTTCTTTTACATTTGTTAATTTTTCTACAGAATAGTCAGATTCTAAATCTTTATTATATTCTGCTTCAATTTTTACCACTGTTTTACCCTCAGGTTTTTTAGTAATAACATCATAGTCAGAAGTAATCCATATATCACATTCCTCCCATAAAGTTTCAATATTATCTTTTTTATAAAATTTGTAGTTATCCACATAACAAGTGTTCTTCGATAAGAAGAATAGTGACGATGGTTTACCCTTACCTACCTCATCAGATACGATAGTAATCTCCCAATCTTCATTATCCTTCATTAAATCAGATAAGTCTCTAAACACTCCACTATAAACAGGTGCTGAGTGACCAAAGATTTCAATGGCAAATTCAATAAAGAAAAAATACTTTAACTCGTCCTCACTTTGAAATTTAAAGTGATTACTCAAGTCATTAGTATCCACAGGAAGAACCATATCATATTCAAATGACTCTTCTTCACCTTCTTCTAAATCAGTCTCTATATAGTATTTTCTATATTCTGAGGCTGCTTTTGCGTAAGTATCTCTTAATACCCCTGTTATGTTAATAAAAACTTTTTTCATACTTAATAATATTTTTTTATACCGAAAAGTAAAGGTCGTTATATTTACTCGTAAGTTTTTAGAATCTGAGAAATTAAGGGGTTTCTGACAATATCTTTATTATCAAATTCATAAACACCAACATCATTAACGTCAGATAGACGATTAACTACGTCATATAAACCTGACTGTGTTTTGTTTTTATATCTATCTGTTTGT